TGAACATCGGATCGGTTTGCGCGCCGCCGATCCCCTCGATTCCTTCCATGCCGATTTCGGTTGCGATCGATGGCGAGGCTAACCGCCATCCAAGTTTCGCATCGCGTTGTGCAAAAATCGTATTGTGCCCCTGTCCAACCAGCTCTAGGCCCGCAATGCCTAGCGGCGAAAGCGGGTTGCCGTCATCCATGAAGTAATCGGCCGTCACCGGTGCCGAGAATCCGCCCAATACATTTACCGCAATGACTTGCACTTCGTACAATCCCGGCGTGTCTAAATCTAATTCGGCGTTCGGCTCGCGCGTACTACCTGATCCAAGCGGCTTCCAGTTATTTGTACTGTGCCGGTAGGAAACCTTGTATTCTTTAGTGAAGATGTATTTCGATCCGTCCGGGTTTAGCGGTTCGCCCCATGATACAAGCAGCTTGTTGAACACCGGGGCGATACCATCCGATGCGCTCGCGCCGGCAAATTGCTGAAACTTAATGGCGCCAACCCGCGGCTGGTTGGATGGATCGGGCGCCGGCGGCGGGGTGTATGGATTAATTACCAGATTGTTTTCCACCAAATCGTATATGTCGGGATTGTATTGAATCGCGCCGATTTCGACTTTCAGATTGTCCAGCAATTTGATTTTGCGAATGCTGAATAGCTCGGGGCGCACAACGCTATCGATGAAAATATAAAGGGAATCGGCTAACGGTGGGGATGACAATGCTACGGAAAAGAAAAGATTGCTGAATGTGCCGGGGCCAGTACTGATTACGGCGGTTACATTCTTGCCGTCCACGGTTGTAAACATCAACTGATAGGTGTGCCCGCTAACCAACGTAACCGCGCGATCCAACGTCACGTCGCCGGTTGTGCCTGATCGAATTCGGCCGCTTTTGGAATCAACGTGCCCGCGCCACGGCACGCTAAGCGGGATCACGTCACCCGGCCGATCGGATGCGCCTTGCAGCCCGGTGCGAAATTGCACTGCTTGGGTTAATAGTTTTTCCTGCAAGATCATTGAACGGCCGCGCCGGTGTGCTTGCCCGCGGGATGTGCAGCCAACCGCCGTCACGTGCAATTCGTTTTGCCCGCCGTCATCCAGTATCGAAGTTTGATCTTCGACATATTCTGTTTTCGGCCGGGCGAAATCGCTCATGTCGTTCCATTCGATCAGCGCGACATTGTGCCGGGCGCGGCCGCGGGTAGTTGAGAAAACGAAGTCGCCGTTTTCAACATTCTTCGGGCCGTAGGCGCTGCCGTAGTCGGCCGGGGCAACAAACTTATCCTGAACCGGCACGATCAGCCCGCCAACAAACGCCGGCGTTGCGTTCATCGTGCCGAAAAAATCATACACCACTTGCAACGCCTGTTCGGTGCCAAACACCACCCCGTTAAACTGGTAACGCGGTTCGGTGCCGCCGAAACCGTCTGACACCATTGTATCGCAAACTTTTGCGCAGTCGTAAAACCACCACTTCGCCATGTCTAACCGGGTTTGATCGGTGAATTGCCCAAGCCCATTTTCGGTATCCTTCAGAATGTCCCAGCACACCCACGAATTATTGTTGTGGTATGCCTGCTTGAAAGTGCCATCCCAAATGCCGCCGCTTGTGCCGGGGCCGGTTGTCGCATAGGTGCGCGTTTCGGGATCGTAATTAGCCGGCACGTCGGTAATGCGGCCATACCATTCGAATTGGCGCGCCGGGATGCTGCCAAACTGCGTTGCGTCAAATAGCGATGCCACGTACGCAACCATCGGGTGCGACAATTTTTGATCGACAACTTCCGTGTAAGATTCAATCACTGTGTCGTTGCGCAGTTTTATGGTTGTCGAATCTTTCGTTAGGCGAGTGATCCTGACTTGCCAAGGGCCGGGCTTGGTTTCGTGCGGCAGCGCAATTTCATACGATCGGGTATAGCCGCCGGTGGTCTTGCCGTTGATTGTGTCGTTAATTACTTCAACCCAGCCGGCGCCATTGATGTTCAATTCAAATTTTATCCGCACCGCCGCGCCGTCGATGTCATTGTTTTTCTTGGTCTTGACTAACGCCGGCACATTGATTGCAAAGCGGATGGCGTCCAGATTCGGGTTGCTGAATGTCCGCGTATAAGCTGATCCTGAACCAAAGCGCAACCGCACGCCTTCGGCCGCGGTGGCTTCCTCAGTGTCAAACCCGGCCACCGGCAACTGGTCTTGCGTGCCGGTAAAAATGTGAAATTCCATGTCTGATGGAATCCGCGCATCCGGGTCATCCGGGTGCGCCGGGTCTTGCATGTCGCCAAAATTATTGGTGCCATCCAGATTTTGAACGCGCGTAAAATCGAGCGCGATTGATTGATAGCCGGGGTTAACCGGGCCGCGGCATGGCCCGGCGCTGATGATATCCTTAATGTACGCACGCTGTCGGCTCTGTAGGTTGTCCGGTTCTTCCTTGGGCGTGTACGAGCTGTCAGGCGCGCCGCCTGAACCGATTAGCGGCCGGTGCCATTGCACCGCCGGCTGATCCATGCGCCTTGCTCTGATTATCACGGCCGGGAATGTGTGGGCGGCTCTGGTATGTCTGGATAGCCGCCGTAATCAGGCTCTGTCGGCAATGGCTGTGTGCCGGGTTGATTCGTGCCGGTTTTGCGGCTGTCGGTTTTAATGCTGGATGAACCAACCACCGATCCGCACCAAATTTTTCCATAGGCCAGCGGCAGCGCCGCGCCCTGCAACGCCACGTTAACCGGGCCGCTGAATTGGTACGACTGTTTGTTTTTGGCGTTGGTTTGGTTATCCACGCCCGGCGCCGGCGCGATCAGCTGGGATATGCCGCCTAGCGCCAACGCTAGCCCCGGCAACAACAAGCCCTGCAACCCCGGATAAAATGAAACTGCGATTAGCACTATACCTAAAATCAATTCGCCAATCCCCTTGGCGGACACGCCGCCCTTGGCGACTGGTCGCAATTCAATCGGCGCGCCATTGTGCAGCATGTCCAATTCTAGCGGATGTACGCACTTGCCCTTGTCGCCGATATCCACGTAAAACTTGTAATCAACGCCTTGTAGTCTCAGGATTTCGCGCTTAAACCCCGGTTTCTGCCGATCCAATGCATGAATCGCTTCCCGCGGGGTTGTCACATTCAGCTTAAATGCCCGGCCGAATTTTCGCCCGAGGCTGCCGCGCAGTGTGATTGTTGTAATCATGTTAGGCTTTGGTGGCGCACCACATATTCAGTTGCCGTGCCGTAAAATGGCACGTTTATGCGATAGGAAACCTTGCGGCTTTTTTGATCGGCGAAGTGGTGCAGTAATTGCCCGTCGCCCAAGTACACACCGCAATGACAAACCGCCCCATCAGTTACGCGCATTAGCGGCACGTCATATTTCCTGATATCAGACCTATCGATAAAAACGAAGCCGGACGACTCAACGCTTTCCACCATTAGCTCTGGCGCGCGCTCGATAAGATTGCCGGCGTCATCGCGCTTATGCACCCACCAATTTTCGGGGTAATATTGGTATGGGATATCAATTCCCAATTCGGTTTTGAAGTAATCGATTACCAGTGTTCGACAGTCGAGCACGCCGTAAACAAACGGCCGATCGTATAGCGGAGCAATCCAGCCTTCCGGTGCGTACGAACGCCATTGATCGGCCGGCGTTGCATAGACCACTACCGGCAAATCCCATGCTTCCGATGTAGCCATGTCATCCCAGCAGGGATTGGCTAGCGCGTTGGGGTGAGTGTGCCACATGTACAGAATTTTGCCGCGCGCTTCGGCTGCGTCCCAATCCGATTTTAAATATTCGAAATGCTTGCGTGGCTTGTGGTGAATGTTTTGGCACTCCAGAAATTCTTCAGTGCCCGGCGCGCCGGCCGGCTCAATCACCAATCCGATTGCCTCGTTCGGAAAAGCCGCGGCCGCGGCCGCCGTTATCGGTTGTTTGATCGGTTCGGATGGTTCCATAGGAAAAAGCCCCAAGCGGGGCTTTTTGCTCAATTAAATTGCAGTTTCCGGCCAATTATTGACATGAAACTCCGCTTTATTGCAAAAGAATGCCATTTAAATGCCATTTATTACGTGCTCCCGATCGGCGCCCGCGCTACCGCCGGCCAAAATGCGCCGCGCAACGGATCGGGCGAAAATCGCAGCCCGCACGCCGGTACATCCTTCCGGCAAA